TAGCAATTTATAAAGACTTCTAGACAAAATGAACTTCTTCACGAGGGGAAAAAGATGGCGTTAAATTTAGTATCACCAGGCGTCAAGACAAGAGAAGTTGACTTAACTGTTGGTGGAATTACCGCATCAAATAATCAAGTTGGAGCTATTGCTGGTCCTTTCCAAAAAGGTCCAGTTAATGTTCCTATTTTAATTGAAACAGAGAATGATTTACTCAACACATTTGGAAAACCAATTTCATCAGACGCACAATATGAATATTGGTTAGGTGCTTCTTCATATCTTTCTTACGGTGGTGTTCTAAGAGTTGTAAGGTGTGATGCAACAAACTTAAATAATTCAAATGCTGGAGTTTCTTCTACATCAGTTACATTAAAAATTAATTCATCAGAAGATTACAATAACAGTCATTCCACTGATACTAGTTGGTATTGGTCTTCAAGAAACCCAGGTTCTTGGGCCAATAATTTAAAGGTTTGTGTAATTGATGCAGCAGCAGATCAAAGAATTGCAATTGGAACTTATGGGTTGAATGTTGGATATGCAGTTACTGCTGCTTTTTCTCAATCGGTTGCTGGTATTGGAACAGTAACAACAGAAACAGGAGTTCTTAAGGGTATTATTACTAAAGTTAATGAAAGTTCAATTGATGTAAAAGTTACTGCAAAATCTTCTGGTGCTGGTTCTACCGTATTTACTGCAACTTCTTACTCTGAAGGAAGTGTAAATGCATTTGGTGCTGGAAATATCAAAATTACAGATAATTCTGGCAATTTTATTAAAATTGAAGAAGCATCGGTTGCAAGATTCTATGGTGTAGTTTCTGCTGGTTCAACAGTAATTAATCCAATAGATGCATCAACAAATCTTCCAACTGCAATTACTGCAGGGCAATTTATTGTTCCAATTACTGGGTCCTCTCTTGCTGAAGGAACCACTTATACTGTAGGAATTGGAACTACAATCAATGGTGTTTCACAAACTGCACTCGGATTAAGTACAGCAGCAAATGGAACAGGAACAGTAGAATTTGTAGTTCTTAATATTGCTGCTAATGGTGAAACAATTCAAGCTCCTTCAGATTGGTACAATCAACAAACTTTGGGGTTAACAAATTCCACTGTTTACTGGAAAAATATTGCACCAAGACCAAAAACTTCTGAGTATGCTTCACAAAGAAATGGAGCAAACGATGAAATTCACGTTGTTGTTGTTGATGATACTGGAGAAGTAACTGGTACTGCTGGAAATATTGTAGAAAAATATACAAATCTTTCTAAAGCATCCGATGGAAAAATTTCACCATCAGAACCAAATTACTATAAAGATATTATTGCTGCAAATTCACAATATATTTTCCCTGGATTTGCCCCAGTTGGTGGTCCTTCAAAATTCGCAACAGTATCGGGAGTTTCATCAGCATCTAACACTACTTGGGGACTAACTGCACAAGGAAATACATTTAATGTAATTGGTGCAACTACTTACAATTTAACTGGTGGTACAGATTACTCTGGAACTGGAAATGTTGGTGGTTATTCAGTTTCTTTAGCAGATGTAATTAGTGGATATAGAAACTTCACAAATCCAGCAGAATACCAAATTAACTTTATAATTGGTGGTCCTTCTGGTGGTGCTTCAATTTATGAATCACAAGCAAAAGCAAATGAATTAATCGCAATTGCAGATAATCGTAAGGACTGTGTTGCTACTATTTCACCTCACAGAGCAGGTGTTGTTGATGTAGCAAACTCTGACACTCAAACTAACAATATTGTTAATTTCTTTGACCCATTATCTTCATCGTCATATGCAGTGTTTGATACTGGATATAAGTACGTTTTTGATAGATTTAACAATCAATTTAGATACATTGCTTGCAATGCTGACATTGCAGGATTGATGGCTAGAACATCAATTAATCAGTATCCTTGGTTCTCACCTGCTGGTGCAAACAGAGGAGCACTTAATAATGCAGTTAAACTTGCATACAATCCATCACAAGCACAAAGAGACCTCCTTTATCCAAAGAGAATTAATCCAATTATCTTCTCTCCTGGTGCTGGTATTATTCTCTTTGGTGATAAGACTGCCCTTTCCTACACCTCGGCATTTGATAGAATTAACGTTCGTCGTTTATTCCTTACACTCGAAGCAACGATTGAAAGAGCAGCAAGAGCACAACTCTTTGAGTTTAATGATACAATCACTAGAGCAAACTTTATTAATATCGTTGATCCTTATCTCCGTGATGTGAAGTCAAAAAGAGGTATCACTGATTTTGTTGTTGTCTGTGATGAGTCAAACAACACTCCAGATATTATTGATTCAAATCAATTCAAGGCTGATATTTATATCAAACCTGCAAGATCAATCAACTTTATTGGATTGACTTTTGTTGCTACTCGCACAGGAGTCAGCTTTGAAGAAATTATCGGTACTGTTTAATTAACGAGGTAAAAAACAATGGCAAATAACGTAACTGGTGGTGGCATTTCACCAAGTGTAAGAACTCTAAATGACTTCAAGAATAGAATTTCTGGAGGTGGAGCAAGACCTAACCTCTTTGAATGTGAGATTAATTTTCCAACTGCTGCTTTTTCTGGTAATGGTGATGATGCAAATGCACTATCAGAAAAAACTAGATTTTTAATTAAAGCAGCTCAATTGCCTGCTTCAACAATCAACGTAATTGATATTCCTTTTAGAGGAAGAAACTTGAAAATTGCAGGTGATAGAACATTTGATCCTTGGACGATTACAGTTATTAATGATGTTGACTTTAAAGTTAGAAATGCTTTTGAGAGATGGATGAACTATATGAATAAGCACGAAGATAATTCAGGAGAACTAAATCCTGTTAATTATCAGAAGGATATGAAGGTTTATCAACTCGGCAAAGCTGGAGTTGATGTCAATATGTCATCTAATGATAAGATGAATATTCTCAAGACTTATTCATTTTATGGTACATTCCCAACTGCTATTAGTGCAATTGACCTTTCATACGATCAGGCAGATACTATTGAAGAATTTACAGTAGATCTTCAAGTTCAATGGTGGGATGCTCTTGATACTAATGGAAATAGCTTACTTGGTTCTGGAACTCAAGAAAGATTTGACGCAAATTCAGTCACTACAGACTACTGATAAATAGTAGAATAAGGACAACAACGTTACTATGGCAAAATTGTTTGGTTTTAAATTTGAAGATAGTAGGGAGAAGCAGTCTACAAAGATTGTTTCTCCCATTCCTCGTAATGATGAAGACAAATCAGACTTTTATATTTCGAGTGGTTTCTACGGTCAATATGTAGATATTGAAGGTGTTTATAAAACTGAAGCAGATTTAATTCGAAGATATCGTGAGATGTCTTTGCATCCAGAATGCGATAGTGCTATTGAGGATGTTGTAAATGAAGCAATTGTATCAGACTTAAATGATTCTCCTGTAGAAATAGATCTTTCAAATCTTCCTGCTTCTGATAAATTAAAAGATATCATCCGAGAAGAATTTAAGTACATTAAGGAAATTATGGACTTCGATAAGAAGTGCCATGAGATTTTTAGAAATTGGTATATTGATGGAAGAATTTATTACCATAAAGTAATTGATTTTAACAACCCCTCTGATGGGATTAAAGAAGTAAGATACATTGATGCATTGAAAATTAAATATGTAAGAAAATTAAAAAAGGACAATAAAGATGCTTTTGGTGCTCAATATAGAAATATTGTAAATGGAAAAAACCAAGTTGATTTTAGTAATCAAGAAGTAGAAGAATTTTATATGTATGACCCAAATGTTGGGTCATCACAAAATGCTACATATCGAGTATCAGATGTAAACAACGTAAAAATTGCAAAGGATGCGATTGTATATGTTACTTCTGGTCTTGTAGATAGAAATAAGCAAACAGTTCTTTCATTTCTCCACAAAGCAATCAAGGCACTCAATCAGTTAAGAATGATTGAAGACAGTCTTGTAATTTATAGATTGTCTCGTGCTCCAGAAAGAAGAATTTTCTATATTGATGTGGGCAATTTACCTAAGATTAAAGCAGAGCAATATCTTAGAGATGTGATGAATCGTTACAGAAACAAACTTGTTTATGATGCAAATACTGGTGAAATTCGTGATGATCGTAAATATATGGCAATGCTTGAGGATTTTTGGTTGCCAAGAAGAGAAGGTGGTAGAGGAACAGAAATTACAACCCTACCTGGTGGGCAAAATCTTGGAGAACTTGCTGATATTGAATATTTCCAAAAGAAACTTTATGATTCTTTAGGTGTTCCACCAACAAGACTTGCAGCAGAAGGTGGATTTAATCTTGGACGTTCATCAGAAATTTTAAGAGATGAACTTAAATTTACTCGTTTTGTTGGTAGATTGAGAAAAAGATTTTCTCAAATTTTTATTGATTTACTCAAAACTCAATTAATTCTTAAAAATATTGTAACACTGGAAGATTGGGAGGTATTATCCGACCATATTCAATTTGATTATGTTTATGATAATCATTTTTCTGATTTAAAGAAAAATGAATTGATGAATGATAAGTTGGGTGTTGTTGCTGCAATGGACCCATATCTTGGTCGTTATTTTTCAGCAGAATATGTAAGAAGAGAAATTCTCGGACAAACTGATTCTGAGATAAAAGAAATCAACGCACAAATGAAGAAAGAAATTAAAGATGGAATTATTCCAGACCCAGCAATGATGATGAATCCAATGGGTATGGGTGGTCCACAAGACCAAAACCAAAATGCACTTGGAGCTATGTCTCAAGAACCAGGATTGACTAACACACAAGCAGGTGTTGATTTAGGGTCTGCTGGGGAATTATAAATATTTTTAGTTAAAAACTATTATAACTATGGACGATTTAATGGATATGATTTTGGCTGACGAATCTCCTGCGGAAGTCAGTGATAAAATTAAAGAAATTCTTTTTGCAAAATCAGCAGAAAAAATTAATGTAGTAAGACCAGAAGTTGCTGCAAGTCTTTTTGGTGAAATTGAGGACAATCAAGAATACGAGGATTGATAAGTGGATGACTTTGGAGTAGATTCCAAGGACTTATCTGATTTTTTTACTGCAATAAGTGTAGGAAAACAAAAAAGAAAAAAAGAATTGGATGAAGCAGTAGGAGATGCTGTTGATGATTTCTTTTCAACGATAAGTACTGGAAAAAAAGTTATTAAAGAAAAGAAAGAAACCCTTGTTGGAAATTCTTTTGATGAACTTTTTTTATCTCCACTAAAAGAGGAGATTACTCCAAAGAAAAAGAAAAAAATACAAGAACAAAAAACAGTTAAGGCATTTGAGAATTGGTTATATTCAGAGACACCAAAAAAACAAGAACAAGTAATTGAAGAAGTAATTGAAAATTCTTTGGATGAAGTTCTTGAGGTTTTGAAAGAATATAAGGAAGAACTTGAGGGTCCAAAAGAAGAACTGATTGAAAAGTCTTTAGGTCTTCTTGCAGAACCAAGTGATGTTAAGCAACAAAATGACCCATTAACTCCAATCAATCAAAACTTTGCAACACTTGATGATTTACAGAAACATTATAAACTTTTTCTTTCTCGTATTCAACAACAACTTTCTACATTAGGTGGAGGTGGGGAAACTCAATTAAGATACCTTGATGATATTGTAGGTATTGCAACCAATTCAAGTGCCTATAATAGAAAATATTTACAGTGGAACTCTGCAACAAATAGAGCAGAATTCACTGACCCAAGTGATTCAGAAAATACAACAATAGTTTCTGTTACTGGAATCACCACTTATTATGCAGCAAGTAATACTGATGATTATATTGGTGTGAGTGCTGATGTTCCCGTAACAATTCTATTACCAATATCTCCTATTATTGGTAAAAAGATTACTGTAAAAGATGAAGGTAATAAAATATCTACATATAATATCACAGTCACGGTAGGTGCTGGAGTAAGTGTCGAAAACGATACTTCAGTTGTGATGAAAATCAATCATCAAAGTTTTACTTATTTTTACAACGGTTCTAACTGGTTCTTAGTATAATGTCTTATAATCCCCTTCCACAACCAGCATCTATAGGATTTGGAACATTTGGTTCTACTGGTATTGTAACAGTCACAGATATTAATCCTCTTCCCACATATCTTCAAAATATAGAAGTAACAGGTAAAGGACGACTTAAAGTATCTACTCCAGAAACTATTTTCTTCAATACATTTCAGTATGGAATTGAGACTGATGTATGGGATACTAGAGTTAGTGTTGGTGCAACAGCATACTGGGATTACACTATAAGTGGTATTGGAATGTCCGTGACCTCTTCTGCAGGTTCAGAAGTCATTCGTCAAACCAAGAATGTGATGAGATATATTCCAGGAAGACCAGCAGAACTTGCTTTTGCCGTCAGATTAGAACCACCAAAATCTGGTGTCCGTAGAAGATTTGGTTTATTTGATGGGCAAGATGGTTTTTATTTTGAGGATGATGGTGGTGATTATGCTTGTGTTATAATCAATAGTGATGGTGCTAGTGGCATTATTACAGAAAGATATACTCGTTCAGAATGGAATGGGGATAAATTAGATGGTAATGGACCAAGTGGTATTGTTGCTTCTCCATCTGCACAGCAAATGATTGTTATGGAGTATGAGTGGTATGGTGCAGGGCAGATTAAATTTCACTTTGAGATAAATGGAAAAGTACATAATATTCATACAATCAATACTGGAAACAGACTTCCTTACCCTTGGTGTAAAACTCCTTTTCTTCCAATTCGTTTAGAACTTAAGAACACTACAGGTGTTTCTACTGGTCCTCATTATTTGTATCAGGGTTCTAATTCTTTAGTTTCTGAGGGATTTACCGATAAGTCTGGTATTGCACAGAATGTCGGAACTGCAGTCACTGGTAAAATTCTACCAGTAGCACAAACTTATTATCCACTTCTTTCAATTCGTCTGAAACCAACTGCACTTACGGGTGTAGTTCTTCCAACATTCTTCCAGGCAGCAAGTTTATATCAAGCAAGTCCAAGTCAAAATGCAACAGTTATTAGTTTAGCATATAAACTTATCAGAAATGCTAACTTGACTGGCGGAACTTGGGTTGATATGCCTGATGAAAATGCTTTTACACAATACAATAGAACTACTACTGGAATTGGAACAGCAGGTATTGATTTGGATAGTGGATTTATTATTGGAGGAAATAGTGGTACGGGTGTTCGTTTGGATAAGGATACTCAATATCAAATTGGTAGAAGTGGTATAGGAACCATTAGTGATACTCTTACTCTTGCAGTTGCAGTTTTGGATACTGGTGTTACTGGTGCAGTTGCTTATGGTTCGATGACTTGGATTGAGCAAAGATAAAATACTAAATAACTAATATTGTCCCAATTATTACAATGTCGGTATATAAGATAGTACAAAAAATTACACCATTGACGATGACTGGTGCAGCAGTAACCAGTAATCCAATTGCTTTGAGGTCTGGTTTTTTGAGAATTGTTCCAGAACAAGAT